TGGTAAAACTATTTCTAAGAATGAACTTTTCGATATTATTATGAAAAGAGTGTTGTCTAAATTTTGGAGGCAAGGAAAGGACGTAATTTACAAAAGATTTATCCAAAAAAGGAGTTCTTGGTTCAAGGCCGTTTGAAGAAATGCTCTTATCTGAACGCAAAACATCAAAAAGATGAATGTCCTTTAAAAGTCTTCTTGTCTCACAGTCAAATTCAATCGGATCAGGACATTTATTCATATATAAATATCCTCCAAATAATTCATCTGAACCATCACCATTAAAAATAACTTTAGCCTCACTTTTTTGCGAAATGTATTTACCGATTAGATAATTACCAATACTTGCTCTTACAGTGGTTGTATCATAACTCTCAATAGCATTTATTAATTCTGGAATGATTTCAAACATTTCTTCTTCTGTAACAATGATTTCAGTATGTTCTGTTCCCAAATATTCAGCTACAATTTTGGCATATTTTAAATCTTCAGAACCAGCTAAACCAATACTATATGTTTCTAATTTTTTATTGAAATGATTATCAGTATAGTATTTATTAACCAAAGCGGCAATTAAACTACTATCTAACCCACCTGAAAGAAGACATGCGATAGGTCTTTCTGTACATAAACACCGCTTATTTACAGCTGCCTCTAAATAATAAGATATTTGTTTATAATAATCAGACGACATTTTATTTATAGATTCTGGATTTATTGCTTTATCAATGCTATAAGAAAATGTTGGAGTAAAATAGCTAATATTTTCTTGTAAAGGAAACCAAATTGAATTATTATGTGGTATAGTATAAATACTATAGGTTCCAGGTTGAAATTGATTGATGGAGTAATAAGATGTATCTGTAATATAAAAATTTGTCAAACATTTTAACTCAGAAGCAAATCCTAGCAAATGATTAGGATTATTACGGATTGGATTATTAAGCGAAGTTTTATTTTTTAATTGATAAAGAGGACGAACACCGTAAGGATCTCTTGCTACATATATTTTACCAATTTCATTATTAGTTGTCAAACGTCTATCGAGTAAAATAAATGAAAATACACCATCGAGCATAGTTAATGTTTGTTGAATACCATACTTTAGATATAAATGCGCGATGACTTCACAGTCAGAGTCAGTTTCAGGAATAACATTCATTAAAGAGTATAATTCTTTATAATTATAGATTTCTCCATTACAAATAAGTGAAATAATTTCATTTCCTTCATTATCTTTGATAATAAATGGTTGATTTGATTTATCGTTAATACCATTAATTGCCAAACGATGAAATCCCATGTATACCTTTGACATTACTTTTTTTAAAATGGAAAATTCAGGCCCCCTATTTTTACATTTATTGAATTCTTTATATATTTGATCATATCCATGATATAAACTTTCTGAATGATTAAGAAGAGCAAAAATTCCACACATTTTCTTATATTTATATATTATGTTTTATTCTTTATATTTTTTATTAATATAAATAAAAAATATTATGTATTTATATCAATGAATTCAGTAAACCAATGTCAAAATAACGGTCAACCAGAAATTACGTGTTCTACAATACGAAATGAAACGAATACAAGATTATATGATAGAAATATTCCATCACAAATGTTACAACCGTATTTAAATGTGAGACCAGTTATGACAAAATATTCTTATTTTCCAATTGTTGACCCAAGACGTAAAGTAAATGTTCCTCTTCAACAAATGCCTGATTTTAATCCACACAATGTATTTAATCCTGGAAATACAATGTCGCCATGGTCAGGTTTCGCCTCCAAAGTTAATACAGAGTCTGTTTTAAGAAATCAAGTTTATGCTTTACAATCATGTAGTCAAGCTGTTTATGTTCCAACAAGCAATAGTGATTTATATACATATGAATTTCAAAGTAAACCAACTTCACAAACACATGGATTATTATTTGAAAATACAAAATTTAGTAGTTTTGATCCTAACCCAGATAAAAAAATTGTTGGCGTACAAATGTTTATGAATCCTACAAGAGTTCAATTAAGAGATACAACAAAAGAAAACACTGACTGTCAAACACAACAACCAAAACCAACACAACAACCAAAACCAACACAACAACCAAAAACAACACAACAACCAAAAATGACAAAATAAATACAGTTAAATAAAATACTTACAAACAATAAGTATTTTATAAAATCCTATTATAAAATAATATATCATAAAGAATGGATGAAAATTATATAAACCAAATTACTTTAGATTGTTTAATGAACAAAGAGCAATATAATAAACATGTAGCCAATAAAAATTCAAAAAAAGTAAATAAAAAAGATAAAAAGTTTTATAGAAAAAGAGTATATAATTTAACCAAAGAATTATTGTTATCAAAAGAAGAGCCGCCAAATTTATTTCCAGATGTGAAATATGCTTTTGATATTTTTGTAAATACTTGTATAAATTATTTTAAAGCAATTGATAGCAATGATATAATTCAATCAGACTATGAAAATATTAAGGATTCATTAAATATTGGGTCTAATATTCCTGAAATAAATGTAGAAAATATTCAATCTCAAGAAGAAGCCAATCAACTTTTAATGAGAACAATTAAAATAAATAATTCTTTAGACAATTTTGTAAAAAGAACCTTTACAAAAAGTCCAGATGAGATGATTATACCAAAACAAAAAGACATTAATTTAAAAGATCCTAGTTTAAAAACAAAGGGCGTTACAAATTCTTTAAAAAAGAAAAATATCAATAATAAATATGAGGAGGAAAACAAGAAAAAATAATTTTAAAATTGGTAAAATAAAATGGAACAAAACTTTACGCATAAATAAAAACAACTATAATAATAAAAACACAAAAAGACAGCGTGGTTCAGCAGCTCTCGGTAAAAATAGCAGATTAAAAAAAGTAAATTGTAGTCCAAAAGATAAAAACGAAATGAATAATTTTACATGTTATACAGACAAATCATTGTATAAGCTAAGAGATTTGTGGAATTCAAGGCATCCAGATGAAAAAATTACAAGCAGTAATACTAAAGAAATTCATAAGTTATTAACAAAATACTTAAGTCGTGTTTGTAATAAAGAATCGTGTTGGATAAAACAAAAAGATGAATTTGGTAAATTAGACGAAACTATTGCGGATTCTTTTGCGCCGGAATCTCCTGATGAATGGAAAAAAAATCCAAATGAATGGCTTACTAGTGTAGATATTACAAATGTAATGAAACAATATGAAAAAGCATATAAGTGTTTTGATTTTATAGGTCCTTCTCCTATTGATTTTGATTATAAAAAAATGTATGGTGAATGCGTATGGGAAGAGTTGTGTAATTTTAGTTTGGCAGAGCAAATCCGAAAGAAAAAAAACAAAATAGGAATTATTTTTAATACAGATCCACACAATAAACCAGGTCAACACTGGATTTCAATGTTTATCAATATTAAAAAGAAAAAAATATTTTTCTTTGATAGCACAGGGGACCCAGCACCTGACCAAATTATGGTTTTTGTAGAACGTATTAAAGAACAAGGGCGTAAATTAAACCCAAAACTGAATTTTACATTTGATAGTAATGAAGGAGTAGAACATCAATATGGAAATACCGAATGTGGCATTTATTCCTTATTTTTCATTGTTCATATGTTAGAAGACAAAGTTACAGACCATTACATCAAAACACATATTTTAAAGGACGAATATATGTCAAAATTTAGAAAAATTTATTTTAATGATTCATTGTTGTAATTCCACTTTTAGAAAAAGTTCAGCAAAACATGGGTTATATTTTTCTATATTTAAAAAAAAAGTATATAAATATTAATTATTAACATTTATATATTTACAACAAATGAGCAAATCACACTTTTTAGAGAAAGCAAATGTGAATATGTTATGGGACGTCATTGCCGACGAAGAACTTTTTAAAAATCATATACCTGATGTAAAAAAAATAATTTTACAATTGTTCACTGATAATATAAAAGTATTTTACAATACTGAAACCAAGAATCCAAAAATAACTTTGATGGAAATGAATAAAAAATATATAGTAATGATTTTGAATTTTATCAAAACATATTATCCATCTCCTACTATAAATAAAATAGTTATAAAAGAGGAAATACAATTAAACAACAACGAGTTAATTACTATTGAAGAGAGAAAAAAAGAACGGCTATCAGAATTTGATACACAATTGAATAAGGTAGAAGAAGAGTTTAAAAACGCAATGGCATTACCAATTCCAGAAATACCTAAATTCAGTGATAATATAAAAGAAGAGCCCTTGTTAGACATGGAAAAGGCTATTAAAGAAATGGCTGAACAAAGAAACTATGAAATACAACAAATTAATCAGCAGCCGTTACCAAAACAAGAACAAGTTTCTAAAAATAATTCCACGTCTGTTTTAAATTCTAATTCTGTCATTTCAATTAATGGAAGTAATAGTAGGTTAAAACATATTAAATGGGCAGATCAAAATAATAATGAAAATGTTCAACTATTGGTAGAAGAAAAAGACAAAGAAGAACAAGATATATTCTCAAAATTGAAACCTATAACAAAACAATCAGAAACAAATACAAATAGATTAACAAGAGTAGAAGAAAATATAGAATTTCTAAAAAAAGAATTAGACAATGTTAAATCGAATATAAGTGAAATATTAGAATTACTAAAAAATAAATGATTACTTTCTTTTCATTGTTTTCCTTGTTTTTGTTCTTTTTGTTCTTTTTGTTCTTTTTGTTCTTTTTG